CCGTCGGAGCAAACAGCAGATACGAAGCAGGCAGAGAACTTGACCCGTAACGGGTAGAGTTCATAATCTGCTTTGTAACAGGCTTAATCAGGTTGCTACGCATAATCTGCCCAGCAGTTTCCAGAATAGTAGTTGTAATCGGAATATCGCAATCCGTAAAGGTCGTTCCGTCAAAAGTTGTCTTAATGTCTGGATAGTCCGTCTCTGCGTCATTGCAAGCCCACACGGAAGTGGTCGCATAGAGAGAAGTCAGGATAAGAGAGTCCAGCTTCTCCTTTGCAGTCTCCTGTATCATCATCTGGTGTTCCCGAATAATCGGGTCTTCAATTGTCAGTGTTACCTGGTCAGTAATCTTGTGTCCAGCACCATACCACCCGATTGATACCGTGGTGTCGGTAGCAGCAGCCTGACTGAACTGAGGCTGAACACCGTCAGTGATAGACTGCCAAGTGGTGGTCTTATCATACCTGCGGAAAGCAACAGTCTTGCTGTTGTGTGAAGGCAGGTTTACTTTATATGCGAACTGGTAAAGCGGACTGTTATTGTATAGGACGTCCAGCAAATCCTTGGTATAAAACTGGTCGACTACCGATGTAACATTATCAGTAGTCGTTGTTCCATAAGCCATATAATCACCTCCTGATTATCTTCCGTAAACTTTGTTACGGTATTTGTTTTTTAGTTCCTGAAACTCTTTGCTTCGGAAGTCAAGGCTGTCAAGATACGCCGCTTGTTCGGCAGGCGTCATATCATCAAATGCCTTCTTCCTTGTTCCGCCAGCCGTTGCTCCCCTGACGGTAGCAGAAGCTTTTAACTTCTCCGCCGACTGGTTTACATTAGCCGTTTTTGACGGCGACGTCTGGTTGGCAGGACTACCTTGTGAGCCTCCTGCACTTGGAACAGCCCCAAGTCTTTGGGCTTCTTCCGTGTAGACCTTGATGAAGTCTGAAAAGTTGCGGTCAACTCTTCGGCGTAAATCATCGTCTCCAATGACACGCTCATGGACTTTCAGCAAAGTCTTTTCCAATTCACCTTGCACATAACTATCATAAATCACCTGAACCATTGCAGGGTCGGAATTAACTGCTTCAACGAGACAAGTCGGGAATATCTTCTCCGACATATCAGCGATTTTAGTCATAGCGTCTGGGTCTGTTTTTCTTAAATTTGAAATCTTTTCAACGACCTCTTTGGGATACTCAACAGTCCCAGTGTTTTCACTGAATTTCATCGCCTCTACATCTTCGATGTCCAACGTATACGGGTCTGTATCCGTTGTTTTTAGAAGTTGTTTAATGGCGGTCTGGTCTCCGTCATACAACTTCTTTGCGAATTCCAACTGCTCTTCCGTCATTCCATACTTCTCCAACAGTTCAGCTCTCGGTCTTAACGCTTCAATCTCTTTTTCCAGTTCAGGAAATTTAAGAGACTTCTGCCAAGCCATTCTTATGTCTTCTTCTGTTACCTCACGCTCATATTCTTTTCCATAAAATTTATACTTAATCTTAAACTTGTTTTTTTCTTCCGTCTCCGCTTCAACCTCTGTCTTTTCCTCGGTCTCAGCAGGCTCTTCGTCTATTCGTTCGTCCGTTCCTTCTGCGGGCTCTCCACCCACTTCTTGTTCTTCTTGTTCCTGTGGTGCTGTTTCTTCACTCTGGACTTCTTCTGCTCCTCGCTCTTCTTCCGCCACGTCTTGAACGACTTCTGTTTCTTCTTTGACATCTCCCCCGACTTCAACTTGCTCGGCTTCATATTCCAATCCCTCCAATTCTACTTCGGGTAAACCGCCATTCAATGCTTCTTTGAATTTGTTCCAATACGTAGGCGTGTCTGTTATCTTGTCCATAAGTTCAGGGTTTTGGTTAATGTCCTCCAGCTTATACTTCGGCATATTCGTCTCCTTCGTCTAATGCTAACAACTCGCTTTCAGCTATCTCAAAGTAATCCGCAACATACTTGATAAACCAGTCTATTGCTTTCAACCGTTTCAAATCACGGATTGCGTTACTGATACCTTCCTCGTTCTCTTCAAACATAGCTTGGTCTAACGCTTCACGGCAAGTCTTTATGAACTGTCCCCTGAAATCATAAAACACCTTCTTGAAGTTCTCATCATCTTTCAGAGACTTCATAGCAAAACCAATGTTGCGTTTCTCCAATGCAATAGCTTCCAGTTTCTCTTTGTCCTCTTTCGATATAAACGGATTATACATACTGCCCCTCCCCATTATCAAAAGCATTAACCGCACTCTTTATCTTCTGCTGTGCTTTGACCTCAGACATAAACTCTGCCATCTCCCTTGCCTTCTCGTAAACAAGGTTCATAAAGTCTGGTGAGTTCTGCATTTGCTCGACCATCTTTGAAGCCTCTGTCTGAACTGCTTCCTTAAACTCGTCAGTCTCATACATCTTGTCTCTTCTACTGACTTCCTGTGCCAATGCCTTGTCGCCCATAAGGGTAAACCAACGCCTGAACAGAAGTCGCATTTCTCTTGTGGTAATAGCACCAGACTGGATAGCAGGCTGAATGTTCTGGAACATAATGTTCATCTGGTGTATTTTTAAGTCAGTCATATCCTGTGTATGGAAATTCACATCAACATCATAAATACCGAGGACATCTTCGCCCTTAATCTCCATAGCTTCGCCCTCACCGATAATGTCATTGAACATTATATCCTGCTGTGGGTCTATGTAATGATTGATGTAGGCAAGCCAATGAGTAAATACTTGACGGAAAATAGCTTCACGCAGTTTATCAAAAATAAACATACGGAAGTTATTCAAGCCTTGTGCAGCGATCGCCGCCGCCGTCGCAGTCTTTGCAGAAGTCGGGGAATTAAATACTCCCGCTGTATTCTCCGATACCCTTGACGCCCTCTGCTCTTCAACGTCAGCTACCTGTAATACCTGCTGGACACCGAAGGGATAAGGATTTGGCTGTAAAACACTGATAGCGGAACGTGCGTCTCCGTCAACCTTGTATATCGTGCCGGGCAGGTTCTCCTGTAACTTACGGTATTCGAACGGGTCTGTTATCTGCATTCTATTGACAACCTTTTCCCCAAGATTGACACGTGATACGTAATCGATAAGTGACCGCCACAGAGTAGTTACGATTTTAGGGAAATCACCGATAGTGGTCATCATACCCTCGCCACCCTTTTCACGGTTGTGCTTGATATAATATCCAAGGATATACGGGAATTTCACGCCACGGATTTTCTCATAAGGTCTGATAGCAAGAAGATAACTCCTTGTGAAAATAGCCTCAACCATTTCAGTCATACCGTCGCCGTCAAGGTCATATTCACCTATCCAGCGGTAGACGTCAAACTCTTCTCTTGCGTGCTTATTCGCATAGTCATCTACGACATAGTATTTATCTGTTGTGTCCCAGTCTGCCGTGACTGTTGTATTATTAACATTGTCTAACCCTTCGAAATATAACTTCTCAATCCACTTGTCCACGTTCTCTAACCGTAACTGCGATTTCTTGTTATATTTAATATCCTGCTTGCGGACATCGGATAAAGTCATTCTCATTTTTTCTGCCCACCAACGTATATCACTTGACCGCTTAGCCGTTATATCAAAGAATATGTCCCTGATATCCATAACAGTAGCGTCTGGTCTATCTTCAAGAATAGTCGTTTTAATCATCCGGATATTCTCAATGACACCCGTTTCTTCGTTCAGTGTCCCACCTTGAATTTCAAGCCCTCTGTTCAAAGCCTCATCAACGAATGCGGGATATTCGGTTTGCGGTATATCAATTGTGTCTTCTTCTGTCTCAAAATCATAACGCCAACCAGTCTTGACACATACCATTCCCTCGATTACGGCGGAACGGACAACCTCCTCAACAAACTCATGGCGGTTAAATTGTCTCGACCAGATATAATTCATATACTTGCCCATAAGCCGTGCTTGTTCATCGCTTACGTTGTTCCTTGGATAAAAATGAGCAGGCTCATCTTCACTTACGTAATCATTGACAAGCTCCGCAATCATATTGTCTGCCATTTGTTTGGCGTGCCTCACAACGACTTGACTTCTGTTTTTTGGTTTCCCATAATCAGCCTTGTAAGTCTTGATAGACTCTTCAAGAGCCGTGTAATATGAGTTCATATTTGTTTCTGCATCGTCAATTGCGGTAGTAAAATCACGAAGATAGCGTTGCTCGTCATTATACTCGTTCACGTTTTCAGTAATATCTTTCATTACCCTCCTTAAATGTTGACGTAGACGTCAGCGACTTTGTTATACTGGTCATCGTAATGTCCCCACTTTATCTTACCGGTATCTTCCATAAAAGAACCACCACCATACAGCCTGATTAACTGTGGTATATATGCAAGTGTGTCTAAGATATCGTCGTGCGTATTGTCTTTTGTCGGCGACCATACAGACATCTCGTGCGTAAGGTCTGCCAGCCATTTTGGATTATCATCAGGGACAAAAACAACACCGGTATTTAGTGGTGTTTCCAATCCGATGATACGCTCTGTTTTTCTTACCCCTCTCGGCTTCAATGCTTCTATCTTGTAAAAGATACCGTGCTCATATCGATATCTTTCGGCAGCCTCAAGAAAAGTCCGCTGGTATCCGACATCCTCTATACCCACAATCGGGTCATACATTCTGGCAATCTCTTCCAAAATCTCCAGCTTCCTCGGCTCCGACCACCTGCCGTGCCGTATATCCAGAATATACCACCGCTCGACAATCGTTTCATTGTGCATATCCCTTGTAACAGCAACAGTGGTCATAACATCGTAGTCATTGCCCTCTTTACCGCCAGACTGCAGGTCTACCGTTGTGTAAACCCTTGCTCTTGCCAGCTTTTTCATAACCTCGTTGCGATTAAACTTACGTAACTTCTCCGGATTAAGGACTTGCATAGCAATTGGTGAAGGGTCGCACATAATCTCCGCATAAAACATCGCAAGTGCCGTGGAACCTTCTCGTTCAGCCCGCTCTCTGTCAAGCTCAATCTCCCGCAACGGGCGTCTTGCTTCCCATAATGCCGTGCCGTCATCCTTAATACTTGAAAAGAAGATTGACGGGACATTCGGGTCTTTGTGCAACCGCCATATCAGGCTGTCTTCGTGTGGCGGTGTCCCGATAAACCAGATTTTTCCAAGTATGGCGTCTTTTGAATAATAGACTTCTGACCAAAAGGTTTTATAAATCTTTTTTCTGATAGTCTCGCTCTCCCTGACTTCCTTTCCCTCGTAGTCATCGTGGATAATCAGTGTCGGGCGGATACTCGCAATGTTCAATCCCCTCGGGTCTTGGTCTGCACCTATCGCAATAACGACAATAAAGTCCCTGTCGCCAGAACCAGTCTTAATATGCACCTGATAGGCGTTATCAGTCCAGCCAGTTGGGATAGACAGGTGGTAAAATTTAGAGAAAAGCCTATTATCCTTGATTTCTTTACGTATTGTGGCAAGAAAATTGGCGGCATCGTCTTTTTTCTTTGAGAATACGACAATACATCGCTCTTGTCTGTATGCGATACGCTTCAAAACCTGCTTATACAGGGTAACATTCGTTGTTTTACCCACATCACGTGGTGCGATTGCGACCGCTAACTGCGGGTTTTCGTTAAAAAAGTCGTTTATCTGTTGGTGGAACGGTTGTGAGGGCAATTCAAAGGCATGAGGAAAGAATTTTTCGAAGTTTTCGTCTTTGTAAAACTCTAAATATAGATTTTTTACGTCCTCATGTGAATATTTCAAGCCTTATTCCCCCAAAATATCCTCGGTATTCTCACGTATAATGTCCTCGTCTTTGTCTGACAACTTCTTCACTGGCTTCTGCAACAGCTTAGACACCTCGTCAAGACATAATTCAAGCTCGTGCTCTTCCAACTTATCCTCAATAGTGTTCTTCCACAAACCTTCCTGTTTCAATTTGTCTCTTATGAAGTTAGCAGACCCCTCTTTCGTGATACCAAGGTTCTCCAACCGATATTTATAATAATTCCTGATTAAATCCCATTGTCTGAACTGCTCTTTCGTGAGGCTGTCTAAGGCTCTGTCCCATTCGTCTTTCCCTATCTTCTCCGATAAGAGATACTCCTCATAATAAACAGCGTCAGGATTGCCCTCATACCATTCAAGCATTCCTTTAAGTATCCTGTCCTTTTCAGCCTTATTCATATATCCCCCCGAAATCTATTATTGTTAGCATAATTATATCATATAATTCTTGACGTGTCAAGTCTTAATTGTTTCTTGTGGTAACAGTGTGCGTGTTGGTTACACTTTGAGTGAAAGGGAAGCCCACCGAGAACCGATGGGCTCGTGTATCAGTCTGTTTCCAGTC